TTACAACCACCTTCGGGTGGTTTTTTCTTGCCCACTTTCAAGACCCTGCAAGCCTTTACCCTCTTGCACTATCCACCGACAACAAAATAATGCCTAAAAAGTGCCTTTAAAGCCCTCGCAGGGGTCAATCTGCCACTGTGCAAAGCCCGATATAGTTCAAGTCATCATCAGACCTTAAACCAATCGCATGAAAATGCACTGCCCATCTTAGGCAAACCCTGAAACCCTCGCTTATGTTTCCTTCACCTATTGCCCTAAGTGCCTCGTATTCAATCGGGTCAAATTTCACCACTACACCTTTTTTGTCGTCAACTTCAGACATTGCATTGCCTCCAGTATTCGGCAATCAGTAATGCCTCTGCTTTATGAATGTCCTTCTTCAGCTTTAATGTGCTTTTAGCCTTTGGAAATAATTCTCTAGCCTTGTCCAATGCCTCGTTTTTGTCAGCAGTTAATCCAAAGTGCTTTTTCCATCGTTGAGGTGTAACAAGGTGAAAAGGGTAGTTTGTTAACTCGCAAACGGCACTTATGACCCCAACAGCCCTACCGAATGCGAAAGTACTACTTACCCCTTGGTTTGGCATTGAATGAACCTGTTCCATACAGATTTCAGCGCCTTCTCGTGGGTCAACTATGGATAGGATTCTGCTTTTAAACACCAAGGCAAGAATGTGTTTGTCTTTATGCTCAATCATGAACGAATCAACGTATTCGCCATTGTGATTAATCGCCCCAAGTGCGCCATTAGCAACACCAGTATCAATTCCGAGGTAAATCATTGATTTCCTTCATGTTTTTGACTAAATCGTCTTTAATCCCCACCCACAAACCAGATATGTCGCTGTCTAATTCTTTCGCCCTGTGCCATGCGTGACTCTTGGATGCTGGTTGTTTCGCCATCCAAACCAAATGGTTCAATGTCTCCACATACAAACAAGGATTGCATAACAAGGCTTTGCGGGTGCGATTTTCCATCTTTTACCTCGTCAAGCAGTTTATTGGCTTCTGCTCTGTTCATGCCACTTTACCTCGCAAACCTTCTCTAATCATTTTTAGTATTTCAGGGTTAGGCTTGGCAAGTTTTGCATCTTCATCCAGTTTTGCAAGGGCAGGATCACGTAATGAGCTTGATGGTACTGTCGTTCTAGCAATGTCAGCCTGTTTAAACGCTTGCTTTTGGTTTCTCACCCAATTACGCCATGTTGCTTGCCAATCCAGCTTTGTAGAGCCTGAACCTGCTTTTGCACTCCAGTAGTCCTTAAACTGCTCTCCTACGCTCCACAAATCTAAATCGGGTCTTTCCTGTCTAGCCCAATCTGCCCATTCTTTTGGCAAAACAAAATCAGCAGAGAGGCGTGAGCCTCTTGTGCGCTCTTTAATTGGTTCTTGGTTAATGGTTAGTGGTTTATGGTTAGGTGGAGGTTCGTGTACGACTTGTTCACGGTTCGTGCTCTTTTCCCTACGTTTCGTTTCTCTTTCAATAGCGATTCGTTTGTTTGTATCTGCTTTGCCGTGGTATTCAAGCAACTCATAGAGGATGCGGTCTTGCACATAGCACCCATCATCACCCAGCTTGAAAAACCTAGATAAAACAAACTTTACTGCCTCAACCTCTGCTTCTGTTGATGCCCAAGTCCATTCAAGTGCTTGCTCTAATGTGGGAAATACTTCACGGTCATAGCACGAATCAATAAGAAGCGTGTACGAACCGTGTTGAAGCATAGTTAGCCGACCAGCTTTCTTTGCATAGTCGCCAATATTTCGTTTGTAGTAGTGCATATAAAACCTCACGTTGTCGGTCATCGTTACAAAGAGACTATGGCAGAGCGGTAACGAATCGCCTTTTCCCCCGCTAAGGGTAGCCATGCCTCAACTATATCTTAACTTTTCTTTGCTTGTCTATGTTTTTCAATAGATTGGGATAAGAATCGGCGTAGCCATGAAGCCCCGCCAAGTCGTTTGAACTCCTCTTTGAGAGAGGGCGTAGTGCGTACAGCAACATAAATTGTCTGTCCCGTTAAGTCTGATTTTGGTCTTGGCATAGAGGCGTGATTGTGTAGTGTTATACAAACAACGCAATTAGGGTATGTCCTAGTGTTCAACACTAAGAAGTGTGACACACTACGAATTCTCCACCAACACATTGAAAGGCTTCAACATGGAATTCGAGATCACCGCTTGGGACTTATACGACCTAGAACTTTTACTAGGTGAGGAAGATGTACTTATCGTAGATTGGGAAGAAGACCCCGACTACAGTCCTGATGAAGGACTCTATAACAAATTCTCTTGGTCTTTACTTTTAGTCAAACCCGATGGCACAAGAGTAGACATTACAGACGAATTAACTAGAGGGGATGAACGCTTCATTGAAAAACAGATTGAGGAGATTAGCCGTGACAGCATCTAACAAAGCCAAGTGGGAAGCCTACCAGCAACTCAATGACGATGACATTATGGATGCCATTCAAGGCTCTGTGGCTATCCCTCTAGCCATCAAATCTGACGATTGGGAATACGCCCAACACTTCATCAAAGAACGCATAGAAAACAAGATGCAACGTAGGGCTGAACTTGCCCTGTATAGCATCATTAAAACCCCATCTATTGACTCTGATGATGAATTGCGTATCCTGAGAACTCTATGGCTCAGAGATGAATATAAGGGTAACAAATGAAACTCAAACACACTATTGCCGCAATCCTTGAGGAAAACCAAGATGAACTTTTTTGCCCGTTTTGCACAAAGCCTAAAGGCGATGAAGTCGATTGTTGTGACCAATCAGGAACTTGGTTCAAACTTAACGACTTTGACTTTGATACCCAATTCGCTATTGCATCCACAATCTTCAACTTACAGAAAGGTATACCCAACCAAAAGAGCAACTGACAAGAAATCAGAGTTTGTATATACGGACTCAATCAACACAAACATTTTAAAAACATTTCAAAAATTTAAACAGGAGTGAAGATGAATCAGGAACAGGTGTTAATGTTGCTCAACAAGAACGTCAATGAGCATACAGAGAAGAAAGGAGGCTTGTCGTATCTTTCATGGGCGTGGGCGTGGGCTGAAGCACTAAAGGCAGACCCAACAGCCATCTACAAGGTAGAGATGTTTGGCGACAAGTGCTTTATGGACATAAACGGCACAGCAATGGTGTTCGTCACAGTCACCATGTTTGGCAAACCAATGACTTGCCAACTTCCAGTAATGGACTATCGCAATAAAGCTATACCTAACCCTGACGCATTTGCAGTCAATACCGCCATCATGCGGTGCATGACTAAAGCATTGTCGTTACATGGACTCGCTTTATATTTGTATGCTGGAGAAGACTTGCCTGAAGGTGACTCAAATTCAGATATAGATGTAGGCATGATGATTGACCACTTGGCGGCTATTGATGCGGCTTCAACTTTAGAGGAACTCAAAAATGTATACAGCACTGCTTACGCTTCTTGCGCTGGTGATAAAAATTGGCAGAAAAAGGTGATTGATGCTAAAGAAAAGCGTAAAGGAGCATTGAAATGAAAAACCCACCAGCATTTCCAAATGATTTTTGTCTTGAGGAAAACCAAGGCATGACTCTGCGGGATTACTTTGCGGCTCAGGCTTTGCCAATAATGCTTGGACAAATGTTTCGCAATGAGCCATCTGATGAGGCAATTATTGCCGCCATTTCTAGTTGTTATTTAATGGCAGACCTAATGATGAAAACGAGGAAAGTATGAGCGATATTGAACAAGGCACACCCGAATGGTTTAAACAGCGTTGCGGAAAAGCTACTGCTTCTCGTATCTCTGACATTGTTGCCAAGACAAAGTCAGGCTACAGCACAAGTAGAACTAACTACATGGCTCAACTTGTAGTAGAGAGAATGACAAACCAAGTAGCAGAGTCCTACACCAATGCGGCTATGGAATGGGGAATTGAGAATGAACCCTTTGCTCGTGCCGCATACGAGGCTAAGACAGGCAATATGGTCGATCAGGTAGGTGCTATTGACCATCCAACTATTCCTATGTCTGCCGCCTCTCCTGATGGTCTTGTTGGTGATGATGGATGCCTAGAGATCAAGTGTCCCAATACGGCAACCCATATTGACACCATTTTGGGAGATGAGCCAGCAAAGAAATATTACGACCAAATGCAATGGCAGATGCGATGTGCAGATAGAAGTTGGTGCGACTTTGTGAGTTTCGACCCACGAATGCCCGAACACCTTCAACTGTTCATCAAAAGAATCGAGCGCAATGATAGGTATATTGCAGAACTCGAAAATGAGGTTATCCAGTTTCTTGCAGAAGTGGATGACAAGGTTAAAAAACTCAATGAAATTAAGGTGTAAATATGGAACAGCGTGACAATTCAGGTGTCCTCTTTAAGAACGACAAAAAAGAGACAGGCAACCAGCCCGATTATAAGGGAAACATCACAGTCGATGGTCAGTCCTACTGGCTCTCAGCTTGGATTAAAGAGGGTAAATCAGGCAAATTTATGGGACTAGCAGTAAGCCCTAAAGAAGAAGCCAATACTTCCTCGCCAAAGAAGAAGTCTTCCATTGAAGACATGGATGAAGACCTGCCTTTTTGATGTAAACCAACGGGGAAAGCGTAAGTGAGTACCCACTAACTTTTTAATTGATAGGAGTTGATATGAGTTTAGATGACACACATTTTGGTGGCGGTGTAAAGAAGTTCTTTGACTTGCCAATCTTCAATCGGGTTAGAACTTCCGACCCAATAACCAGCTACGAAGCCGCTGATGCCGCTAAAGACTTGGCATCCAAGCATTTCAGCATCATTGTGGACTGTTTAAAAACTTATGGTGCGCTTGGTAAGGATGGGATAGCACAACATAGCGGGTTAGATAGAAATCAAGTCTCACGCCGTTTAAACGAGTTGGAGAAGATGAACCTCATTCGGTTGACGGGCAGGACTGTAAAGTCTTCATCAGGTCGCAATGAGCGTGAATGGAGGGCAGTCTAATGTGGGATGTCCTTGTTACTTTTATGCTGATGGCTTTTGGTGCATTTATCGTGATTGCATTTGGTGTCATCCTTATTTGGGTGCTTTATTTACTTCAAAACGAGGCTGACAATGACTGAAGAAGATGAAGCATTCAACGACATTGAACGACAAGCCAAGCAAAGACAAGAGTCTGTCAAGGCAAACTTTCTAAAGCCCAAGTCTGCACAGGAGTTCTATGACGAACTACGCAATAACGTAATTGATGAGGTTGCTAGAGAAATTAGAAAGCTAACTGGCTTTGGCAAAGACACGATTGATGGCTTGGCAATTTACATTGAAGGTATGAAGAAATGAAAAAAGCACAGTTAGCAAAGGAAATTCAAGACAAACTTAAGTGTAATCATTGCAAAGGAGTTTTTTCGGGCTCTTTAAAACAAGCGTTAAAAGTTGTGTATGAAGGAAGAAACTCATATTGCTCAGACGCTTGTAGCAAAGCATTTATGCGTGAGAGATTTAGTAAACCAATTCCAAATAGAGGCGCTTGCTTAACTTGTGAGAAAGATTTTTTCTCTCGCAGGGAGGCAAAGTTTTGTGGAATGAAATGCTATACAGGGTCAAAACAGTTTAGTCAAATGCTGGCAGATTCTAGAAAAAAAGCAAGTAAGGCTGAATCTGTTGTCAAACGAATAAAGGCACAAAGAACAGGAGAAGAAAAACCATGTCTTGAATGTGGAACTCTTGTTTATGCAAAAAAATGCGAAAAGAAAAAAAAATATTGTAGCAAGATTTGTTATCGGGCGTATATGGCAAAAAGATTTGACAGACAAATTGCAAGCCCTGATCAAATGGCATTGCCGCAAGGGTATGACGGATTTCTTGATCGTAGTTTGTTGACTTGCACAGTTATTGGATGCGATTGGCAAGGACATCATCTTTCAGTACATATGAATGCCGCTCATGGTATTACTGCCGCTGAATTTAAAAGAGCCGCAGGTTTTAACAAATCAACAGGCGTTGTCTCAAAACCAACAGGACAACGATTAAGAGAAAGGGCGCTTGTTGGCATTGCAATGGACTCATCTTATTGGGGAACTATAGATAAAAATCATAATACTGGTCATGAGCATAGGGATTCTCTTGAGGCAAAGGAACATCGTGCAAAAGCAAGAGCGTTAGCTGGCGATGCGCCAATGCGAAAGTGTGAGTGTTGTGGGTCTGTATTTCAACAATCAACTGCTTTTGGCAAGACACTGTATTGCACAAAATTATGCCGTTCAAAATATTATGCAAATAACAAACTTAAGCAAAAAAACGACTATACCGAGGATAAGAACACATGACAAAAGCACAAGAAGTATTTGAAGCAATGATGGTTGCCAAAGGCTATACAGAACTAGAGCAAACCAAAGGTAGATACATCAACCCAAGCGTACAAACCCGCTGGAACTACTTTGTACTTGGATGGCAACTAAGGGGAACACTTTGAACTTTAGAGAGACAACAATCAAATATGTCAAAGACATTCTCAGAGCCAAGACAATTTACGAGGTAATTCAAGCAGAACTACAAGATGCACACTTACGCAAACTAGAGGCTGAAACCGCCGCCGAGTATGCTCATGCCGCCATGCAGTACAACGAGGACAGGATTGCTAGACTAAAAAGTAGACTGTTAGAACATAAGGAAAACACATGAACAAAGCAAAGAATGTATTTGATTGGAAAGGAGAATCTAGTATTTGGACAAGAGACAAAGAACTTAGAAATATCTTGGCAGGTCAAAACTGGGGCAGGAAAGCACAAGCCAAAATCAACCCAAACGAAAGGCGTGAATTTACAATCTATTCAAAGGCTAAACTTAACAAATGATTCGTAAGATAAGAACCTTTTACGGCAAAAGGCATGGTCAACGTGGGAACAAAGTTACCACCATAGACCGAGGTGAAGCATGGCTATGTGAGAAGTGTGGGGAAGTGATCTTCTTTGAACACCTTATCCCCAAACACTTCTGTAAACGTCAGATCAAGCCTGTAATCCTTGGAGATACTGGGTCTTCCCTGCCACCTTAACAGCAGTCAATTCCTGCTTCTTGAGGTTATTAGGGTCATAGGAAACATGAACCCAACCCGAATCAGGGATACCCTGTGTGTAGAACTCTAAGATTAACTGTGTATAGTCCAAATTGTCCATAATCCATTGGGCTAAATCAGCATTGGCGACACTAGGAATCTCAATGTCTGCCGCCATACCTTTACAGTGATCGCTGGTCTTTGACCCACCAACAGCGGCATTGGACTCAGGACTACGATAGGCAGAATTGACCTTTACACCCTTGCCGTAGTGGTCACGAACAGGCTGTAAAACATTCTCGCAAAGCAGTCTCAGATTCTCTGTTGCCTCATCATCAGGGGTATTGTCAAACCCCATACGCAAAGCAGTTTCCGACTTACACATTTCATGTAGTGAAAAATTGGCACTTAATTGAGTCATTTCATTCCTTTCAGGGTTTGGTAGGCGGCATTGTAGGCATCGATACAGGCGTTGAGTTGTCTTGTGTTGGCATCTCCTTGGTCTGTGATGGCGACAAGAGATTTAGCAATCTCTCGGTCAAGTTCGGCTGTTGCTTGAACGCTATCTCCGCTGGCAACGGGGGCATCTGAGGCGGTGTGTACGGGGCAGACGGGGGCTTGGACAGGAATCCGCAACTTGAGAGTACCAGCGGCAATATCAGCATTGCGCTTTTGTTGAACAAGTTTTGCATCTTGGTTTGCCTTTTGAAGTTTTAAAGATTGATTCTGAATAGCAGTTACAAGGATTTGCTCCTTTTCCCTTGCTTGAGCATTAAGTGAGGCAATCTCAAGTTGTTGACGAGCAATCTCATCATTTGACCCCTTGAGATAACCAGTACCAAATGAACTACCTATTGCCAGCAGGATGCCCAAAAGCACCCAAGGATTGAACAAACTCATGGCTTTGGGGGTTCATCGTTGTCAATGGCTTCAGCCTTGGCACTCGCATTAGCTATCGCCTTGACACCAGACCTACCAGCAACACCACCCAAAACACCAGTGATGAACACCATAATGGTGCTGATCTGCTGTGTATACACCTTGTCAATCGCCGCCATACTGCCGTTCATTGGCTGTTGTACAAACGAAACCGAGTAAAGAAACATACCCATAGAAGCCAACAAAATGCTCACCAAGACGACAATAACGAATGCCCATACTCTGACTTCAATCTCATCTGCTGTCAGGCGATTATTAGGTTTATATCCAATAGTAGGCATCATTTCTTCTCCTGTTCGGTTTTAACTAACATTTCAGGGCAAGTACCAGAAGCGGTACAGATTGGGGGTTTGCATTCAGCATTAGACCAATTTAATGGGTCTTGGCAAGGATAGCGGTAGCGGTCATCACAACCCATCAGCAGTACCAACAGGATTGATAAGCCCCAAATACAGTAAATGTTCATTTCTCTTTCTCTCTTTCTTTCTGCTCAATCTGTCTTCTGAGTTTCTCGACCTTCTGAACCTGCTCTTGTGCTTCATTTCTAGTTTGTAATACATCCATGTACAACATACCCAAAATAGGCAACAGCAATATGACAAGTACACAAGCGGCAATCCATCCCACTACGTTCTCCCAATCTTGCTTACCAGACCTATCAGCATCCATAGGTATAGGAGGAATAGGAAAGTTACCAACAGGTACGCTTGTTTTTCTGCTAGGAGTCGCTCCCTTTCCTTTCGTAGCCATGATTCTGCATCCCGCTTTTTCCTTGCTTTTTCTTGCTCTGCCGCAATGATGTCTCTCATGCTAAACACTTCTGAATACAAAGCGCCCATCTCAGGGGGGGATTGGTAAACCATGCACTCTCGTATCTGAACTACCAACCTCTCCATCTCTTGTTGCGCCAAAACCCTGTTTAGGGCTTCTTCCATCAAGTTCACATCATCAGCAAAAACTACAGTCCTAGCCTTCTCCTCTGACTCCCTGATATGCGCTTCTAACTGTTCCTGTAGCTTGAAAAACTCGGTTAGGTTCTTAACGATGTCAGCTTTGACTTGAGTTTCGTCAACAGCAACGTACTCAGACTTTTTAGCCTTTGCCACAGACTTTGTAGCTTGAGGCTTGGGACTACCGCCAAATAGTTTACGCAATGAACCCCAAAATCCTTTGACTTCTTTACCAATGGCAATAACTTCATCAGCAGTACGCTTGATAGAGACAAACTGCTCTTTAGCTTGCTTATAGAGGTCACAGCCAGCTTGGATGTTTTTGACCAAGCCAGCCGCAAGAAGACAAATAGAGATTGGGTCAATGTGTTACTCCAAGTCTGTTGGAAATCTTAATTGTGGAGGCATCCGTT